CACCAGTTGTAAATCCTTTATTTACAAGAGATTGTGGTATATTAATACCATATTTTCCTTTAATGGCATTTTTAATCCCTGTTAATAAAAACCCTTTTGCAAGACTATTTTGCATTCCAGAATATTTAGAAAAATAAGACTTTATTTTATTTTTTAATGCTTCAGAAATATTGCCTTCTTTAACTTCTGTAATAAAATCAGATTCAATTTTTGCAGCCTCAGCACTTATTTCTTTTATTTTTTCTTTAGAAGTATTTGTAAGCTTGCTAGTTTCTTCAATGTTTCCTTTTTCAATACTATTTAGAACTTCTTGGGATACATTTTGAGTTGTTTTTTCAATTGCTTGTTCCAATTTAGAAACTTTTACAAAATCTTTCTGCAAAGATTGAATATCAGGTCGTAAATTTTTTAATCTTTGTTTTACTAATGCACCTTTTGCTCCTTTTATCTGTTCTAACGAGCTAAGTTTATCTTTTTGTAAATTAATTTTTGAATTATTAATTGATACATTTGATTCTAATAAGTGTTTATATTTCTCAAGCATTTGTCTTTCATTCTTATCTGCAGATTTTAATTTTTCATTTACTTCACTTATTTTTCTTCTGTATGCATCTTGGTATGTTTCTAAAGTATTAATATAAAAGTCACTTTGTTTAGATATAGGAATTTTTCCTTTTTCTATAAGTTCTAAATAATCATTAACATATTTTTGATCTCTTAAAAAATCTTCTTGAGTCTTTATTGCTGAATCAGAAGTTGGATTTTTAACATCTTCAATTAATCGCTCAAGTCTTTCTTGTGCTTCTTTAGTAATTGTTTCCTGTGACTGAATAATTTTACCTTTAGTGGCAATATCATTAGCTTCTTTTAACATTCTATTTTTTTCAAAGAGTTCATTTTGAACATCTACTTTTGCCTTTTCATTAAATTCTACTAATGATTTTGTTAATCCTTTTATTTCTAATCGATCATTAATTGCATCTAATTTATTTTCAAGGACTTGTACTTCTTTTTTTAAATCTTTAGCACTCTCTTTAGCTACTTCTCTTTTCAGAGTTTCTCTTGCTGTTAATGGTTTTGAACGATCAAATTCCTTTTTTTCCTGGCCTTCTATGTATTTATCAATAGGTCTTTCAGCTAAGCTTTCTGCTGTTTGTTTAATAGAAATAGGTTCTTGTTTAGTAGCATTTATTTTTTCAGTAAATACTTCTTTAGATTTGCTTGGAAGTTTAGTTATATCTTCAATTGCTCTAACCATATCTGCTGGTTTTTTAGGATCATATCCTTTTTCAGCTATTTTCTCTTTTAATAATAACGAAGCATGTTGTGGTTCAATATTTGCTGATTTAAGTTTTTCATATGCACCTTTAAAAGCACCACTACCTTCTTGGAAAAGTTTAAATCCTAAGAACATAGATACATTATTACCGTAATCTTCTAAAGATGGAAACTCACCTTTAGATGCATTAACTGCAGTTGTAAATATACCTGCTTGGGTAGCAGTATTTATCAATTCTTTAGCAGGTCCACTTCCTTTTATTTTTAGAATATTTTGAAGCCCAGGAATTTTATCAAATGGCACTTTTATACCACCTAGCAGTGCCATTAATCCACCTTCAGCAGCTCCATAGATAGTAGCATCAGCTACATTAGCAAATGACTGAAGATAATCCCCAAAACTTGCTTTACCTCCTTTATCTATGTATTTTAAATACTCATCTAAACTTTTATTTACAGCTGCTGGTAATGCTAATGCACCTGCTCCTGCTCCAATAGGACCTGCAACACTACCTAATATTCCCCCTGATGCTAGTAAAGGTGCATCAGCCAGTAAATTAGATAAATCATAGGTCATTTTTTTAGCCCATGTAGGACCTTTTAATTTTGTTTTTTCTTTAAATGCTTCATACCCTTCTTGATTTGTAATAGCAGTTATTTTACCTGCTGCAGAAGATTCAATTCCTTTTTTACCTGCTCTTAAAAAAGAATCAGATTGATCAGTACTAGGAGCTCCTAAGTTAGAATAAGCATTGCCCGTTAGTGCACTCTTTAACGATCCAAAAAATGAATTGTCCTGTTCTATCTTCTTTGAATCATCAAATGCATTCTTAACTTGTTGTGATGATGCATCTTTAGATTGATTTAAAATTTGTTGTAATTGAGAACCTTGTGATTGTTCCGGATTGATTCCATTTAATACTTGATCTCTTGCATATATAAATGCTTGATCTCTTCCTAGAGTAGGTAAATATGATTCAGCTCTTCTGTTGATTTCAGCATATTGTTCTAATGGTATTAAATCTAAATCTTGATTAGACATACCTGATTCTTTTAATTTCTTTCTTGTTTCAAATACTGAAAATGGTTTTTCTAATTCTTTAGGTTGATTATATACTGCTAAAGCTTGTCCAAGAACACCAGCTAAGTTCCCTAAGGATTTATTTAATCCTGCATCACTTGAATATATAATAGGGCCACGATTTGCCATTTTCTACTCCTTAATAACTTTTAGGTGTGTTATACCCTTGTTGTTGTGGCTTTTGTTGTCTTGATCCTAAAGCAGACATTAAAGCTCCAATTGGGTTTCCACCACCACCAATATATCCACCAAGCCCACTAGAAAAAGCATTCAGTCCACCACTGAGTAAACCTTGCTGTTGATTAACAATAGGTTGAAACGATTGTACTCCTAATGCCTGTAGCCCTCTATTTTGTTGTTGATCATAGAATCCCATACGTTGAGAGTTTAACATTGACTCTACATCTGTTGCAGACTGTGCTAAAGCTCTATTAAGAGAGGAACTGCCTTTTTCATCCATACCAAGGTAACTTTCTGTTACTTGAGGTATAACATTCCTATTTAAGTTTTGTAAAGCTGGGTCTACAAATGACTGTTGAAACATATCATTAAACTGTTGAGGATTATTTGCTCCTTGAGCATTACCTAAGATTTGTGATAGAAAACTTTGTTGCTGTGGAGTTAGTAAATCAACACTACCCTCTTTTGAAATCCCTCCAAATAATGTCTTACCGATTTTCAGCCTCCTTTATAATATTGTTGCTTTCATTTTCTTCTTTTATATCCATACAGTATTCCATCAGTACAGACTTAGATTTTCTAAAGCCGTGACGTTGAGAATGGCGTGGATAGTTTGTTATCCAATATATTTTGTTTAAATTTGCTTTAAAAGCTATATCTTTTATTAGAGAAGTAAGCTTATCAACCGCTCCACCACCTTTAGTGTACTCTTTATCAACAGAATAGGTCTGTATAATGATATCTTTTGATAAAGGATCAACACAGAACCACAAGATACCTTTAATCAGATTCTCATCATTAGCAAGGTAATAGAGATGAGAAAATGGATTTAACATGGGACCATCTTTAGTTTGCATAAAACAAATATTCTTTTGATAAGTCATAAAGTCTTCTACTGTATAGTCTTTATGTTTAACTTGCTCAACAAGATACTTAGGAATTAGTTCTGGACTAGTACTTCTTATCCAACGTAAATCATCCATTTTAGTCATCTGAAACTCCTATATAGCGTAGATGATAGTTTATTCTTCCACTTGCTGGTACTGGTAATGCAGCAATTGAAATAGCTGACCCATATGTATAAACCTGAGCAGTATAAGTTCCTGCTATTGCTACAATGCTTGCTGAGGTGCCACTTGCAAATGTAATAGAAGAGGTATTGCATTCTCCTATAAAAGTTAATTGTGCATCACTAAGAATTACACCATAAGGTAAGTCTACAACTAAAAAACCAGTAGCGGTTGTTGCTGTCCAAGAGATATTAGCCCATACATCAACCATTATGCCTTGTCTATATACCCATGCAATTTGAGTTGTATAAGTATATGCACCTGTGGATGTTGTACCACTAAGAGTTGGTATCCATTGAGACCCATCTGTATCTGCATAATTTCTAAAATTTCCATTAACATTATTAGAAATATTAGAATACATCATTTCTAATTTTTCAGTGAGATTGCTAATATATTCTTGAGAATCTTCATTAAAATCTGTTGGTTCTGGTAAGATAATATCTGTTGGTAATGTCATTAGTTGATAACCCTCTTGCCACGCTTTCTAAATGATGGCTTTATACTGTGTATTCTAAATGGTCTTTCTCCACCGACAAAGTTTACTTTTATCCAATGTGAATAGCCAATACTTCCAGCATACGCTCTTACCCATGTTCTTGTCTGGTAAAATTCTTTAAGATACACAGAACCACCATAGAGCCAAGTACTATAAGCTGATGAGTCTACACCATCTAAAGAGAACTGATTCACATTTATCACAGTTATCACATGTCCAGTACTAACTAACTCAGTCATTCCACTCATACCATAAATATATACAGTTGTACCAGTAGATAGACCGTGAGATGGAGATGTAACTACACATGGATTAGCATTTGTAATGCTTGTAACAATACCTACAAAGTTTAAGTTGGGAAGGAAGTTTATTGTTTGTGAAATGTAAGGAGATACTTCATCATTAACATAAAACTCTACATTTGCAGTAGTAAATTTGTCAGTATCCACATAGAACTCTACATAAACCATCTGAGCATCACAACCTTCTTGAATAAAAGGATTCCATGAGGCAGTTGTAAAAGAAGCATCAATTGGTTGATTTAAGTCTTCAGCTGATAATTCAAGTAAGAACACATTACCTTCTATATCACCGCCTAAGAATAAGTCTTGTGTAGCTTCAAAGGACCAGTCAACTAAAGTTGATTCTCCCATCTCATCTAGTCTATAATCTAAATCACCTACAAATTGGTCTAGAGTGTACTGTCGATCTGAGTTACCATAACCTAAACAATTTAAGCTAATGTCATATGTTGTATATGCTTTAGATTCATCATCAAAGATTAATGCTTTGTTATTTTCTATTGATGTGCCTGTTGCATATAGTGTCCACCATCTAGCTGTCTCATAACTTCTATAGCAAAAAACTTTATTGAATTGAGATTTATTGATTTCACTGTTTGTAAAGTCCATGATTCTGTCATCCACTCTCTGTGTTTGACTACCATCAGTTGAAGTGATCCCACGTATGCCTAAAGCTATAGCATTGCTATCATAGGAGACTGATGCCATCTTTCCATCACATGCTCTATAGTTATTTAATCTAACCCATCTAAAAGCTTTCTTAGGTTCTGATGTTGGTTGTAATGCCCATACAGAGTTAGTAAAGAATACGATAATTTGGTTCTTTAGTGCCTGTGCAGAGATGATTTGATCACCTGTTGCAGCATCAGCATAATCACCACCACCAGCTACTATATCATCCCAGTTAGAAGGAGATTGTTTTGCACACCACCTAGCACGCTGTGGGAATGTATTTACATCAACACCATCATACTCAAAAGTGTGTAAAGTAATAATCCTCTGTCCTAAAGTAAACAGAAGCTTACATCCATATAAAGTATTACCACCACCAGTAGAAGGATTAAAATTTACAGTAGTTGTAAGAGAATTTGAACTATAGTATCTAATACCATTTAGAGATAATGGGTCAGCCAAGCCATTCCAAGGTTGCCCATTAGTAAAATATAGTTTATTTAATAAATTAGTTGTCTCTGCTGCTTGCCAGTTCACCGCATTAATATAATCAAATACAGTAGATGAAAATATCGGGGCAGCACTATCAAGCATAGAAAACGTATTTGTATTAGGATCAAAGCTGTAGGCATTTAATGTATCAAAAGCAATGAGAGTTTTAGCACCATTTGCTTCAAAGTATCTAAAAAGACCCATTACACGTACACCGTGATCTAAGGTAGCAAGTAAAGAGTATCCACTTCTTTTTTCTAAATATCCATGGTGTATATGAATATTTTCTATATCACGAAAAGAATCTGGGGGTGCAAGCCATGGCTCAGCATCTGTATCTAAACCTGTAACAAAAGGTGCTATTACCATGCTTTGTATCATTGACATATCTAGTATCCTAAAGCAATATATTTAAAACTCCTACTACCAGCAAAAGCAAAGTATGCATTGAACCCAATATTTGTGTATGCATTAGCTCTAAATGCGTAGCTTTGTACTCCTGCATTACCAAAGTCTGCCATTGTCAAAGAAACTGCCAGCGTAGCTGTTGGAAAAGGAACTGGATATGAAAAAGGATTTGCAACATTACTTAAAAATATTGTTCCCCACTTAATAATCAACCCACCTGGAATAAAACTAGTACCAGTATCTGTTAATTGAGGTAATCCACTAGTCATTTGTAGAATATTTCCGGCTTCATCAATACCATAAAGTTCTGCATTACCTGATGCTACAGATTTACTATATACAATATAACTATCTGCAATAGGTGTAGGATTAGCCGATGGACCAGAGATTGTTCTATCATTTAAGTTAATTGCTTTAGGCTTGAATGTAAGATCTGCTTGTTCAATAGCATCCCAATTGGGTCTTATCAAAGTTCCTAAATCTCGTATTTTTGCTGTATCTGCTGGTACTGTTAAGTTCCAAGCCATAGTTTCTCCTTAGAATTCAGGGTTTGCCCTAATATTTAGTAAGTTTTGATTCGTTCTTTTTAATACATATGCTACTTGTTCTTTGTACAATGCGGTTACTTCACTATACCCATCCATTTCTCCAGAGTCTGCAAGTAGATCTCTAGCTGTTCCATAGACAATACATCTGCCCCACTCATTAAGCATTGGTGTATCACTACCATTTACTAACTCTGGTACCACGCTATATGCTTTCATAAGAATCTTATAGGCTTGGTCAGGTGTAGGCCATAAAGTAAACTGATTGTCATATAAAAGTATAGACTGAGGACGATTTGCTGCAAAGACTATATAGTTTAAATTAATAACTGTACTATTTAAAGGAGCCGTTGAAAATGCAACAGTAATTACTCCTGTAGAGTAGTTTACAGTACAAGTACCACCTAGTGAACCATCAATTGTTACATCGCTAGTTGTCCAAGTAGTATTTGTATCTTCAAATAGTTCTACACCATCATAGATTGTTAAAGAGCTTGGAGCTATTGGAAAACCTGTTATGGTTGTAGTAAATACTGAAGTCGTTCCATCTCCTGTCCATGGAGTAAGAAAAGTATACTGTTGATCATTCTCAAGCTTAAATCGCATTGGGTCTTGATACCAAAACATATCAAACTTGTTACACAGTGCAGGAGGCTCAAAGTTTGTATAGGTAGTAAGAGGAATATCATAGACAGCTTGATTAGAGCTTGTTGTGAACTCATAGTATACATGCTTTTGCTCCAATTTTACTTCAGCAGGAAAGATCAAAGTGTAGTACTGATTGATTCTAATTCTAAGTTCTTCATTAGAAATATCTGAGTAGGAAAATCTACCAGTCACTCTTCTAATAGCTTGCTGAATGTTAGTAAGTGTCCATGTAGCAGTCATACTTATCCTTTGCTAAAAACTTGTTTCATTTGAAAACGTGGTTGTCTTCCAACTTCTTTTGAAATCATACCACCTATACCATCTGGACGCATATCATAAATCGGGGTAGAGCAATTCTCAATATGTCTAGCTAGAAATCTTGGCAATTTATAAGTTGCTCCGTGCATTAGTAAAAGATTTACATGATTTTTAGTACCACCGTACATAAAAGGTAGATTGACTCCACTTTCTTCTAGATTTTGAAAAACATATTCTCCAACTTCTCTTAAGAATTTCTCTTCTTTTTCTGAACTTGGTTTCTCACCAATAATTGATAGTGATTCAAGTTTTTTCAAATTTTCATTGTCATATTTTGTCATTATTATCCTTGTGTTAAAGGGGGATTGCTCCCCCTAAGTTATTAGACTACTGGGTTTTGACCTTCAAAAATTGCAACCATAGATGCACTGTTAGCACCTACCATTCCAGTTCCTAAAGTTCCACCTGCGATAGCTACGTTTACAGTTGGGTAAGGCACGCCTGATGCATTAGATACCTGGGATAAGAATCCTCCAGATACATAAGCACTAAAGCCTGCTGCTGTACTCTCTGAACAAGTAATAGCCGATGCTGATACTGAAAGAACAGTATAATTAGCATTTAGCGTAGTACCTGTGTCATCATCAGCAATAGCAGTAGCTTTTACTGTATCTCCTACTGCAAATGAAAACTGATCTAGAAACGAACATGCAAATATTGTATCTGCTGCTCTGGTTACTGCTGTAATTGGCGCTGCAAATAACACTTGCTGTGCTAGTGGTGTAAAACCATTAGTTAGTGTTACCACAGATGATGCTACATTCATATGTGAAGCATCTGGCATTCCATACACCCACAATTGGTTAGCACCATTGGTTACGTCAATCACTTGTACTCTTGCGACATCAAAGCCTACAGACATATTGCGAGCAACGGCTGTAGCTGGGTTTGTCCAAGAGACTGTTTTTAACTGTGACATTTTTTTCTCCTATTATTTTTTTAATTTATAAATGTGTAATCTCATATGACAACAATGACATAGCCAAATAACATTAAGTGATTCACTATAGTTAGTATGATGAGCTTCAATTTTCTTAGTTCCATTACATATTTCACAATTTAATTTGCGCATAAGTTTTCCTTTCTTAATTGCTCTGTAAACTGCAGCATGTGCTCGAATTTTTTCTCTATTATTTTGTCTATATAATAAAGTATTTGTTTTTGCATATTCTTTGCCTTTTTCAGATTCAAACCATTTTCTTTTTCTGATAAAAATGGCTTCTTTATTAAGCAAATGAAATTGTGTGTTATGTTCCTTCCTTTTTTTAACCCATTCTGGATCAGCAATACGACGTAATCTATCATGTAAAAGCCTGCAATGTTTACATATTGTGTTGTAACCATCTTTGCTTGTTTTATCTTTGTAAAATCCATCGTATTCTTTTTCCTGTTTACACTTACTACATTTTTTCATAATATCCCTATTTTTTAATTTTGTAGGTTGATATTACCACTAATTTATGTTATTTTTATACCAATATCCTCCTAAGAGTGCGTTGACTGAAGATTAACCATAAAGGAATCATTAAGAATCCTTGCAACGAACGGCAATTGCCAGCCAACACTTCCTCTTTGATTCAACGGATCGGCTGACCCAGCAGAACCTAAAGGCTTCACATAAAACTCACCATTTTCTGAACCTAGATTTACAACACCATATGCTTCTTGACCAAGTATAAAGTTATTATACACTGGTGTTGCAGCAGCACTTACGCTTCCAACAGTTGAGTAAGACCATCTAACGTTAGATGTTGATCCCCACTCTGATTCCATTACTGTAGCAAGTTCACTACCTGGATAGTTAGCAGTTGCTACAAAGTTAGCACATGATTCAAGGTCATCAAGTAGCTGAACTGGAATTAGTCCCATAAAAGCTGGTCTAATTGGAGTTGTTGCAAACTGATCGGTTCCTTTGATTACTTTAGAAAGCATTTTAGCATCGTTACCTAGTAACAATTTAGTAGCTACATCGATGTCTGCTTTTGTAAGTTCTGTAGGTGTACCACCATTGATACCATTTTGACATGCAAGCACTGACGAAGTACTAGCAAGTACATCTCTTACAACTTGGTCAACTGTTTGACCTAAGTTTTGTGCTAAAAGATCAGCTGATTCATTTAGAACATGATCTTCAACCGTAAGTTGCACTTGATTAGTGATCGTGACAAAATTTCCGTAAAAACTTACTCTTGCTTTTAAGTCAGTTACAGAAAGTACTGTTCCTGGGGGAGTGATACCATCTCGTATTGGAATAGGCACAGTATTTAGTTTTGCATAGCGTCTAAATACTACTGTATCTCCACTTTTCTTTGGCAGTGTTCTTCTTTGAGCAAATTTTCCATATACTAAGTATGGGAAAGCTGTCATAAGAAGCATTCTATCGTAATACTCACGCACTGCTGGCGGAAGTATCGCTGTTGTTGTTAACGAACTTGACATATGTATCCTTTTATTTATGCCCTATTTCTTCGCATTAAACTTTCAAATTCAGCATTACTCATGTCTTTATATCTCTTAGCTTGGCTCACAGGTGTTGAAGCACCTACACTTGATAACCCACCAGTACTTTGAGAGTTTTTTAAAATTCTTTCAGCATCGGGATTAACTTTAGTTTGAGAGTTTCTATAACCTTCGGAGTTCTTTGCTAAGTAGTAAGCCAATTCATAATCTTGAGTTTGTTGTAAAGTATCTCTAAGACTAGGGTTTGATTTAATAACTTCTGGTAAATATTTGGTTATAACCTCTTGATAATCAGGATGTTTTTGCGCCATTTGTATCTCAACTAGTGAAGACTTAAATTGATTTGACATCTTAGTAGAAAGATTTTTAAATTCTTTTACTGTTAAAATATCATCATCATTCATCTCCTCGAGCTCGTTTTTAGGCGAAGCAGGAGGTGGTTGTCTATCTTGTGCAGCTTTCATTAGCGCTAGATTCTCTTTCATCAAGCGGTTCTCTTCTTCTAGACGTTGCCGATTTGCTCTTTCACTTTGTAATGCGTCCAGGGGAACGGTACGCGGTTTATCTTCTATGATAGCTTCCGGTTCTTGGTCATGATCAGCGGCGACCTGATAGTCTTCTTCGCCCGATGTGTGTAGTTCTTCGCTCACGCGTTGTTCTCCTCTCGCCCGCAAGTCGGCGGCACTTTATGTTATATAAGCATGTGGAATAGTAGTTGTCTCAACGACAAGTTCTCCTCCGCTTATATGTTGTACCTTTGGTAATCCGTCATAATCAAATGGCACATCAGGGAGATTTACTTCCCATTGAATGGTACCTTTTGAGTTATCAACTTCAGCAATGATTTGCCCTACCAGTGAAGGTGGTTTTGTTCTGTAAGGTTTTATGTGTTGCATGAGGGTAAGTTTTCCGTCTACATGACTTCTTGAAGGCTTTGCACAAACAACAATCCAATATAGTTCTGTCACATGCTGATTGGCATTGACTATATCTTCAATGAGTTTGCTATTGTCACTTAAGATGGCATCGCGTGTTTCACCTGTTTCTTGCATTTATTTCCTAAGGGGTATTTGCACAGTTAGGATTGATAGATTTTACCATTCCAGACTGTTGGTTATCTTCTAAGTTGAAAGTAGCAAAATTAGTATTAGGCTTAGGTAGCATCATACTCTTCTTGCCTGGCATAGAGCTTTTCTTGCCCATACCTTTCATTGGCTTTTTATACATTTTCTTCTCCATTTTTAAACTGGTGGCTGTCCCATGTTTTGATTTGGTGCTCCTTGTGGAACACTCACTTGTGAACTTGGAATTCCAGATAATAAATCTCCTAGTTCTTGTCCACTTGATGAAATAGCTAAATCTTCTTGTCTAACTTTTTCTTCTTTTGCTTCATTTCTTTCTTCAAGTGATTGAATAATAGATAGATATTTAATTAATTTATCATCATCCATAGATTCTAATTCTTTCATTGCCTTAACACGAGTTAGAGCTGCATCAGCACGATCTTCAACTGCTCTTGCTGTTCTTTCTGTTTCTAGTGAAGTATTTGCAAACGCTCTGGTAAAACGCTCTTTAGCCCCAGCAAGTTTCTCAATTGATGATGCTTTAGTATTTTGTACTTGTGCATCTAATGCCTCAACTTGTTTTTGTAGCATCTGCATTTGCTGTTGTTGAGATTGTTGTTGTGCTTGTTGTTGCATCTTCTGGTTTTCATCAATCTGAGCAAGTATTGTAGACTTAGACTGTATTGGAGCATTCTGTACAAGCATTCTAGGAGTAATAGGACTAACACCTGCACCACCAGAAATTGTATAAATATCTACAAGCTGTCTAAAGAATGTCTGCTTTTGTGTATCTGTTAACGGACCTTCAGTAATTGCAATATCGTATTCAATAAATTCTTTAGAATAGAACTGTTCAGAAGGCTTTCTACCAAGAATTTTTTCTACCTTTTGTGGCGTCCAAGTTTGTAATAATTTAAGAATTTTTTTCGTTAAATGCTTCTGTGCATATCGTAAGTTATCAAATACACACTGCAAATTAGTAATTGCAGCACCTTGTCTAAGCATCATCATTACACCTGACTCATTGCCTGACTCTGGTATACCAAAAGCAGCGTCGTTAACACCAAGAATCTCACTCATGGACTTAGCATATAAATCTTGCAATTGAAACATTGATGGTGGAATTTGAGCAGCTTGTATTCTTTCTATAGCACCTGGCTTAGCAGATTCATTTCTCCAAATTACTTTACCTTGACCTGTCTGATAAAGACTTCGTGGGTTAATTACTGAGTTCTCATCAGCAATCCATCCAGAGTTAATTTGTGATTCAACAAGATCAGTCATTTGAGATAAGCGTCGGTTACTTTCTCTTTGTGGGTCTACCATGCATCTAGTTAACGACTGTAGTTTTATAGACCATTCCTCACATTCTGGCTCAAAAGTACCTACAAATGGAACAAATGGAAACTCATCAAGACCAAATTGGTTTTCTACTGTCTTAAAATACACTTCATTTAAAATAATATGACAAACAACCTTCTTCTTTTGCTTGTTAATTTTTTTAAGTTGTGGGTAGTTTTCTAGCATGAATTTCAACGATTTTTTATCACCATCCCATTCCATGTGTTCACCAGTATTTTCATCAACTAAAATTGGAATTGTATCCCATTCTTGCTTGTAATACTCTGTATATGCAATATAGTTAAGTCCTTCAGCTTCTGTCTGATAGGGTAACCAAGTAAACTTATCATCACGTGACCAACCTTGCCTGTATACTTCCCAAACTTTATCTTCCATACCAGGAAGTAATGAGGCAGCTTGTGATGGGCTCAAGTACTTTCTTCTTATGACATATCCACAGTCACTAAAGTCTAGTTTAGTAAAGAAAGGGTCTGTAATAAATCCAGAATAAGGTTCGCGGCCAAATTTGATATCACCATTTACAGGGTCAGCAGTATAGTCCATATAGATAGTACAAAGATTCCATCCAGTTTTAATAGCTCCTGAAAAGGAATCTGATATAGCCTTATAACCATCACCATTTTGAAGTA